AAAAAAGCGGTCGCGCTTTCTCCTTTCGGAGGCATTGGGGAAGAAATTCCCTCACAGTGCTGTCGACGTCTGGAGTCAACTACGTGTGCTCTAAGAGCACGTGGATCATCACTGATCCTCTTCTTCTTCCTCGTCCGAGGAAGACTCTTCATCGACTTCTTTGAATAAGTCGTACATTAGGATTCCTGCAATCCTGGAGCCCACCAAATGGTGGAGGTGGAGAACCACCTTGGTGACTGGGTCACCCATAAGTACACCCCTGGAGGTGTAGAACTTTTCAATTGGAACTTGATTCCGATCCAATGTCTCCACTTGACGTGGAGCAGTTAATGCGAAAAGCATTGTTTCTCTGTACCATTTTGGTACACCTAAATGGGCGCAAAGCCTATTCAAGATAGCCCCGGCTATCATTGGGTCACAGTAGTCTGTGGCATTACTCCAGTCTGTCGAAAAGACTGAAGTTTGTATATCTTCATTGAAGATAAAACTCGCAGAAGGATTCTTGTGCGATAATCGCTTGAAGAAATTCCAAGCGTGGTTTGCGGCACCAATGCCGCTTTCACTTGAGGGCATAGCCTCAAGTATCTTTAGACCCATGTGTGAAAATGGGTGTAGAAGCAGCGCATGCTGCAACGTGGACACTGTTATTGTCCTGTATTTCCCTAGTTCTGCGACAAGGGATATTCTGCATGACATGCAGTTTTTCTGGTAGATCTGTGATCTATCCTTGAACATTCCACAACTCCAGTGGAATAATCGTTCCCCATGGGGATCGTCTGACGTGAGTACACGTCCTGTTTCTTCACCTGTGTGAAGGTTGATCTCTGGGATCAATGGGTTGGATGTCAAAATCCTTCTGGCAGCTTCAAGCTTGCCGCCGTCATTCGTGTTGACGAAGAACTCTCCGGAGTCCGATAGCGAGATTTTGCTCGCCTTAACAACACTCTCGAAGAAGAGGTTGCGTTTATCAGGCCCTCCGAGCCTGACTAATAGATCATGGTAAAAATGATCTGTGGCCTTCTTAAGAGGGCCCTCGATCTCGTTCAGGAGATCTTTACTACTCGGAGTAGTAAGAATTGCCTTTGTCTTGGCAAGTGTACGGTCGTACACACAACGGGGTGGAACACCCGAAGCTCTCGTTTGTGAGAGTATCATCACTTGGTAGTGAGAGAGAGGGGTTTTACCCCTCACGAGTGAGCAAGCCACTCGAATTGCCGAGAGTTCTCTCGGGACAATGACC